CCACCAGCACCAGGTCGAACGCATCGAGCTCACAGGCGCGCTTGTAGACCGACTGGATGCCGGCGACGATCACCGGGTTGCGGGTGTCGCGGCGCTTCAGCCCCGCCGAGTAGATGCCGAACTCGATCTCGGGGCAGACGGCGCGCAGCTTGTCGGCCGACTGCTCGAGCAGCTCCTTCACGTGCGCGAGGATCAGCACTCGGCCGTTCCACTGGCCCACGGCATCTTTGCAGATCGTGGCCATGATCGGCGTCTTGCCGCCCGCGGTGGGCACCACGGCGCAGGGGTTGTCGTCCCTGGTCCGCAGGTGTTCGTAAACCGCATCGACGCATTCGCGCTGATAGGGGCGCAGTTCCATCATGGCTTTCAGTTGCTCGCTTCGTCGTCGGCCAGGTCGCTGATGACGTCGCCGTTGCGGCGTTTGACGCCCCGCTGCTTCTGCAGCTGCGCTTCGGTGATCGGAATGCGGGCGTTGATCTGGGCGCATCGCTTGCAGATGCGATTGCCCGGCCCTGCCGACTCGAAGCTGTTGCCGCACTTCAAGCAATCGCGCTGTTTGGTCTGCATCTCACTGTCCCTCCAAGCGGCCGATCTCCCGGTCCAGATGCCAGCGGGCCTTCTTGAGGTCGGCCAGTTGGTTTCCCTTGTGCGCCGCGCGAGCCACGTACTTCACGACGTTGCCGAGATGGAAACCCAGTTCCCACGCTTCGATGGCGTCGATGACTTCGATGGGGCCGACGTTGTAGTGCGGCGGATGGTCGATGGTTTCCGACGGGTCATTCATCGCGGTGGGCCTCCAGCCGCACGCGAACCTTGCCGCCCGGCACGACGCCTCGCCGCTGGATCGTGAGCCGGGCGACCTGCGAGTCGTCGTGATACGCACCGCCGTGGGCCAGCGCGTCGAGCAAGCTTTTCAGGGCGTTGTCGACGTCGCGCCGGCGGTGATCCGGAGGAAACAGGTCAATCGAGACGGCCAGCGCGCCATCGAGCGGCCGGACCCGCCGCGCCGCGAGGATCGCGCAGACCGCGTCGCGGAATGCCCGACTCCCGCGGCTGATGAGCGTCCTTGCTCCCACCCGCCGCCAGTAATGGTTCACCGACGGCGGATACGGCAATTCCAGTTCGATCATCACGAGCGCTTCCAGGGGGGCGTGGTCTTGGCCGCCGAGGCGTTATTGCTCGGCGCGGCCGGTGACTCCTTCTTGGAGTAGCCCTTGATCTCGTTCGTGATCTCGCCGGTGTCCATCCGCTTCTTGCAGCGGACGTGGATCACGAGCGGCAGGTTGTGCAACTCGAGCGAATCGTTTGGGGCCAAGACGCCGACGGCCCGGCAGATGGCGGACAACTCGCCCTGCGCGATCTTCCGCGCTGTGTCGTTGGGGTTGTCGAGGTTGAGCCGCGCCCACAAGAGCCGGTTCTGGAACGGCCCCTCGACCACCTGAAACGTCAGCTGCAGGTAGTTGCCCGTGCCGGCCTTCGTCGGTTTCATCTCCGACTCGATGATCACGGCCAGGTACTTGCCGGCGGGGATCGGCTCGAAGTCGCCCGCAGGCTCCACTTGGTTGGCGTCGAATCCGCGCAGATCAGCCATTGGTCTCGGTTCCTTGGGGTTGATGGTTGGAAAGCGCTTGCATGAAGGCCGCCCACGAGAGCGGCAGTTCGTCGGTGATGCCGTAGCGGTTCTTGGCCACGCAGGACGGGCCGCCGACGCACCGCAGGATGCGCTCGCCGCCGTCCTTGCCGATCGCATGCGCGGTAGTCCGCTTGCGGCCGAAGCCGGCGTCTTCCGACTGCGTGCGCATCTTGCGGGTGGCGAACAGAACGGCGTCGCACCATTCGCTCACCAGCGCCGCCGCATGCTTGTGCAGGCGCGGCGAGTAACGGTCGTAGGGAGACGACTCGGGGTCTTCGAACCGCTCGACTTTGGAATGCGCGATGAGCAGCACGACCATCCCGCGCTCGCTGCGGAGCACGTTCAGGTGCGCGATGATTTCGCGCCAGAAGTTGAGCGCCAACGTGTAGCCCTTGCTGTAGCCGCCGGCGACTTGTTCGATGGACGGCGCGTTGTGCTCGGCGCACAGCCGGTCGAACACCAAACGTTCGAGCCAGTCCAAGGAATCGATCACGACCGACTCGTAGTCGTGCTGCTCGCGCCGCAGGTCGGCCAGCGCCGCGATGACGTGGTCGTAGCTCGTCGCCAGCGGAAACTTGTCGGTGTCGATCTCGTCGAGCCCGTCCTCGGTTTGAATGAAGATGGGTTTCGGCGATTGGGAGCCGAACGTGCTCTTGCCGATTCCTTCGGTTCCGTACAGCAGCACGCGAGGCGGCATCGTCTGCCGACCCCGCTGAATCTTGGCGAACATGCTCATGCGGCGGTTTCCTGGGGTTGAGGGGGTCGCTGGGTGAGGCGTTCAATGCGAAAGGCATCGGGGCCGACTTCCCGCCCAATGAAGCCGACGAACAGGCGGTTGAGATCCCGACCGACCGGCGTGCCCGCGTCGATGACGCAGGCGCGCAGGGAGCGGTCGAGGTAGTGGGCGGCGTCGAGGCGCGTCTGCGCCTCGCCGTGCAGGGCTTCGCAGCCCCAGATCGCCAGGAGCAGCGCGGCGTCGATGTCCTCGGGCCGCACCCGCTCGTCGAAGGCGTAGCGATAGAGATCCGTCTGCATGTGCCGCTCCTGGCGATTCTTTGGGGCCGACATCTGGTTAAAGACCCGGTTGGCCGGCGAACTGACGAACCGCGCTACAGGTAATCCTTCAGGCCGCGCTCTTCGAACCGGCCGCGCAGCTTGGCGAGCCAGGTGTTGAGCGTGGTCCTCGGGATGTCCATGTCGCGGGCGACCTGGGAGATCGAGTCGTGTTTGAGCCGCTCGCAGAATTCGCGCTGCCGCTCGTCGTCGACGTCGGCCAGGCAGGCGGTCACGTCGAGCCGCAGTTCGGCGAGTTCCTGGTCGCTCCGCTTGACGCGGCCGCGGCGGGAGGGGATTTCGTGCTCCCCGACCAGGTCGGCCAGTTCCACCGGCCCTTCGGAAGTGCCGACCCGCACGTGGAGCGAACAGGCGCGGCGATGATCGCGCTTCTCGGCCTCGCCGTCGCGGATCATGCTGACTACGTGGCGGCGGACGGTGATCGCCACCAGCGCCTTCCACTTCGGATCGTCCGGATCGCCGCCGCGCAGTCGGCCGGCGAGTTTCAGATACAGCCGCTGTTCGATCTCCTCGCGGTCGTGCCGCTGAAAACCGAACTTGCCGGCGAGCCGCCGCGCGGCCTTGCGGACGAAGCCCTGGGTGAACGGATCGAGACCTTCATGGCTCGCGGCCGACGCACCGTTCGATCCCCCTGCAAGAACTTTCTCCTGAACCATTTTGCAAACTCCGACGGGTGGTATTCCCGCCGCGCCCGATGCGCGGCGACACCCCCCGCCGGTCTTGCAGATAATCGCGCAAAAAAAATGCGGCCCCGACGTAAGTCGTGGGACCGCAGGCTGTTGCGAGATCGAAATATCCGTCTTGCACTTGCAGCAAATCGACCAAAGTGCAAGACGCTAGGTTTGTCGCCCTCGTTTGATTGGGCCTTTGAACTTCATGATCTGGTCCAGGTCGTCGGCGATTTCCCAATACAGACGCAGTTCCGCCGCCTTCTCATCTTTGAGGCAACGACTGACGTCTGACTCGGACAAGCCGGTTCGCGCACTGAGCGCCTTCTGCGTCGGGCGAGGCAGCAATTCCGGCTCACCCGTCCGCTCCTTGGCTGCGAACGCATGGTCTCGCGCCGCGCGAAGGTGTTCGACCATTTCCCTGCTCAATGACTCGATGTTGGCGGCTCGATCTGCGCGTTTCTTCGTCGGCCGCCGCACCGGTGTGGCTGGGCCCAAGCCCGCGTCAATCAGGAGGCCCTCGACATGGGCGACGTCGAAAACGATCCCTTCGCTGGAGAGCGTCAGCGTCGATTCGAGCGAAATCGTCAAATGGCCGAGCGCCTGCCGCCAGAGCGCCGCGCCGGCCTCCGTCGGCGCGAACAGGATCGCCTTGGGGCGTCTTTGCATGATGTCTCGCGCGGCGGCGGCCTCGCC